GATTTAACACGCTCAAACGTCGTGCTAAATTGTTCCTGGAAGCTGCGGAAGGCAACGCCCCAATGGAAAAGATGTCTGCCCTACTTGAGGAACGTGATAATGAAATTGAAGTCTTAAAGCGTAATATGGAAGAGATGGGCAAACGCATCGATGACCTCATGGCTTCACGCGGGGGTGATCAAGATGAGGACTAAGCATGGCTGATTTAGAAAGGTACATTACGGCTCAGAAGGCTATTAGTCGCGCAGCCGTTGAAAGTGGTCTGTCTTCTGTTTCGGACCCTTTTGGATCTACTGACCCAGCGCATAATCAGTTGATAGAGCTCTTGACCTCTGTAGGTCAAGAGCTCTTGTACCTTAATCAATGGCAGTATATGGTTCGTGAAGAGACGTTTACGACGGTGGTTCCTGGTGACACAGGCGACTATGACCTGCCTACGGACTTTGGTTACATGATCCCGCAAACTGGTTGGGAGCGCACGAATAATGTCCCACTGTACGGACCTCTTAGCGCCCAAGACTGGCAGTACCTGAAGGGTCGTGACTTAGTTGACTCTACGATCTACGCATCATTTAGAGTGTCAGAGAATCAGCTGAAGCTGTACCCGCAGCCTCCTACAGATGGACTAGAAATAGCTTACGAGTATATGTCACGTAACTGGCTCTTGAAGGCAGGTGGTGGCTACCGCGATTCAGTACAGGCTAACGACGACACGGTACTGTATCAGCCAATTTTAGTCGTGAAGGCGTTGAAACGTGCCTTCTTAGCAGCGCGAGGATTTGACACTACCCGCGCTGATGCTGAGTACGAGAAGGCGCTGGACGCGTACATTGGTAATGATGAAAGCGCTCCAATACTGAATGCTGGCACAAATAGCCGTTCGTTTCCGTACTTACACTCTCGGTACAATACTCCTGATAAAGGGTTCGGGGCATGACGAGCAGACCTCAAAGGCAGCGCACTGAAGGGTTTGAGATGCCTGCTCCTACGAACGGTATCAATGCTGCTGACGGGTTCATGTCTATGGCTCCCAACGATGCCGTGTGGATGAGCAACATTGTTCCTGGAGAATATGGCTGCCGTGTCCGCAAAGGATACTCAGAGTGGGCTAACCTTGCGATAGGTGGGCTGAACGACATTCGCAGTATAATGCCATTCGTAGATCAAGACGGCATTACGACCAAGAAGTTTATAGCTACGGATCAGGGTATATACGACGTATCCACTTCTGGCATAGCGCCGACTAAAGTCGTTACGTTCAGTACTACAGGTAGTGACGCCGGTTGGTGTTCGTACTTACAGATGACTAGCATTGGAGGGACCCACTATTTACTCGTTGCTGATGAAGCTAACGGGTACTTCACGTACGATACATCAGGTGGGTGGGTGACGAATCCTTCTGTCACTGGACTGCCCGGATCTATGACATCTAACCACATACGATTCATAGCTAGTTTTAAGGATCGCTTATGGTTTGCCTTAGAAGGTACGTCAGATGTGTACTACTTAGGACTTGCTGCTATCACGGGCGCTGCTGTCAAGTTTGGGGTCGGCGCTAAGACCGCTCATGGTGGCTACACAGTCGGTATGTGGAACTACACACGCGACGGTGGTGATGGTATAGACGACTTTCTTACCATAATGACGAGGGGAGGGGATTTGCTAGTTTATCAGGGGTATGATCCAGCTAGCTCATCAAGCATAGAACTTGTCGGACAATGGTACGTGGGTGATGTTCCAGAAGGTCGCCGTCTTGTCAGTGAATTTGGCGGTGATCTTTTACTTTTGACTACGTTTGGTGTGTTCTCACTGTCTAAACTGTTAAGTGGCGGTCTTATATCTGACCCCGATTTTTATCTTACGTACAAAGTCGCACGTTTAGTGCGGGACGTTATGTCAACGAATAGTGGTTCACGAGGTTGGGAGGTCAAAATCCACAACAGAGAAGCAGTTCTTATTCTGGGTATGCCGCGAGTCAATTCTAGACCGTATAGACAGTACGTTATGAACTTGAATACCGGAGCGTGGGGTATGTGGAAAGACATCCCTGCTTTGTGCTTCGAAACTCATAATAATGAGATGTACTTTGGTACGTCGTTGTTAGATGGCGCTGATAACGCGTCGTTATACTACATGACTGGGTCTACTGATGCTGTTACGCTGGCAGGGGCGTCTGCAGGTCTAGTTGAGTTCACCCTCTTACCTGCGTTCTCACACTTTGGGCTGCCTGGAAAGTGGAAGCGTGTGCATTTCATACGCCCCGTCTTTACGTCCGAGCTGCCCCCGAGTTATATCGCTATTCCACAGTATGACTTCCATTCAAGTGAGTTGGAGCTTTCTGTTGGACTTCCTGGAACTGTGACTGGGTCTATATGGGACACTGATCTGTGGGATGCGGCCGAATGGTGGACAGGATATCTACAGCCAATTGAGAGTATTGGTGGCGGAGTTGATATGGGGCGTAATGTGTCGTACGTTTTGAAAGGTAGTAGCGCCAGTGATACGACTTACATAGGTGCTGATATAATGGCTGATGCTGGTGGTTTGCTTTAGAACACTGAATATAGAAAAGGACTGGGCGTGGGTCAAAGAGCGCGCCAGTCCTATTTTGTGTGAAGACACAAAAGGGATTGTAGCTGAAGACTCTTGTGGTATAGTAGGGGCTGTAATTTTTGATCAATGGTCAGAAACTTCATGTCAAATACACATAGCGATTGATAAAGTGTCATCGTTACGTCATGGGCTACTAGAACATTCTGCTGACTATGTGTTCAATACGTGCGGTAGGATTATGATGATCGGCTTAACTCCCGCAGATAATGAAAAGTCTGTGAAGTTTAACGAACACATAGGTCTGCGCGAGATAGGGCGTATAACTGATGGCTACAAGATAGGTGTAGATTTTATTGTCACGCGTATTGATAGAGACACGTGTAGATGGCTTAAAGAAGAGGCTGCGTAATGGGTAAGAAATCAACTCCCACACCCCCAGATTTTGAATCTGCTGCTGAACAAAGTGCCGCGTCTGACTGGCGGTCTACGCGCGAACAAGCGTATGCTAACCGTCCTGAACAGAACACTCCATGGGGCAGCACATCTTGGGGTGTGACTGAAGGTGATCAGGGTACGTATAACGACGCGACAGGCAGGTATGAGGGGTACACACCTGATGTGTGGACCCAAGAAACCACGTTAGAACCTCGCCTACAGGGGGCGCTTGACTCCCAAATAGATTTACAGAGGTCTAGGTCTGACTTAGCTCAGGGCATGACGGGGCGTATGGAAGATGAGTACGCTAACCCTATGGACTGGAGTGGCTTTAGCGAGCGAGGTGGTGTGCCCGAATCTCGCTATACGGATCCTGACAGCTTACAGAAGAACTTGGATTACAGTGGTCTAGATGAGCTGCAAAAAGGCGACAGGTACAGACAGGATTCTATAGACGCCGCGTATGGACAAGCCACATCCCGCTTAGACCCACGGTTTGAACAGGAGCAAGGCGCTTTAGAGTCTAAACTGATGGCGCAAGGGCTTCGTCAAGGCGACGCTGCGTACGACACTGCTATGGCGAACTTCGGGCGTGATAAAAATGACGCCTACACGTCCGCCCAGAACGCCGCTACGATACAGGGCGCTGACGATGCTACTCGTATGTACGGCATGGATTCTCAGCGTAGAGCGCAGCAAACTGGTGAACTAGGTACTCAGGCTGCGTTTGCAAATCAAGCAGTAGGTGATACAGCTAGACTTAATGCTCAGAACTTCGGGCAGGATATGGGCAGATCGAATTATCAAACGCAGCTTAGACAGCAAGAAATTGCTGAGGGGTTACAACAACGTGGAACAACTCTTAACGAGATAAACGCTATTATGTCCGGTCAGCAAGTTGGAATGCCAAGTATGCCTCAATTTAATCAGGCTGGTAAAGCTGCTGCGACAGACTATAGCGGGGCTGCCAATAGTCAATGGGGCGCTGACATGGATGAATTCAATGCTAGGCAAGCACAGGATCAGATGATGATGTCTGGTATCACGGACTTGGGTGGTGCAGCGATGGGCTTCTCTGACCGTCGGTTGAAGCGTAACATATCTAGATTGTCAGGTCTATGGCATCTGTTCCAGTATATCTGGAGCGACAGGTGGTACATAGGCGTTATGGCTGATGAAGCCCCTGCTCATGCAGTACACACACATCCATCAGGGTACAAGATGGTTGATTATGGAGCCTTATAATGAATGGAAATGATGCTAGAGCGTTAGGAAAGTTTACGCAAGAACTGCGCGGACAAGGGTACAGCCCAGCGGAGATTCAGGAACTTGTTGCAGTGTTCAAGCAGAACTCTGGCCCTAATACTTCGTTCTCAAATACTGTGTTGGACGAACCTTCACAGAATTTTCCTGGAAGGCCGATGAGCCCTAACCCTCCCTCTGCTCCTAGGGACGAAGTAGTTGCGACACTACAGCCTGAAGTGCCACTGAACACTCCAACAATGCCTGACTACAGCCAGCCTCAGCAGAATGCGCAGAATGCGCAGCTTCAGCAGAATGCGCAGAATTCGATGCTTCAGCAGAATGCGCAGCGTCAAGGTGGAGGTATGCATGGTCCGTACACAGCGGGAACCTCAGCAATGACAGGTATGTTCGGTAGTGTACCTAGCTCCATGGACCCTGAACTCATGAAGTCTGTCGTCGGGTTGGGTAGTCTACAAGGCGAGCTAGAAGATAACGCTCACGCCCGTACTAGAGCTGAAGGTTTGAAGGACACAGCATTACCTCAGATGCAAGCTGCCGGACGTATGCACGTCGCAGCTAACCCTATGTCTTTTTTAGCGACCGGCCTCCGCCGCTACAAAGGTCATAAAGATCTTAAGGAGCTTCAGGAGCGCCGCGCCGGTATCCGTTCAGAGCAGACTGGCACTAGAGCTTCCTATCTATCTGACACATTAGGTCAGGGTAGTGGGGGTCAGCCACCTCGTTCTGGAGGTTACAGAGGTCACGAAAAACTCGGCGAAGAGTGGGAGAGACGTAGAAATGCAAGCACGAGCGCCTAATATCTCACCTATTGCTGACGTACTACGGCGTCAGTCTGACATGGGACTGCTCGGTATGGCGAGTGGCGACCCTGTATTATCGCCTCTGGGTTCCGCCTTACGTGGCGAGTCCATGGACAAAGTTAAGATGTACCAGAAGGCTATCGTGGACAAGCAAAAGGCTGACGCAGAAGCTCGTAAACAAGCTTCTGATGAAGCGTTCCGTGCTGCGCAGATAAAGCAGATGGAAGATAGGCGTTTGTACGGAACGCGGTATCTTGACATACTTGAGGATCAGAAGCTTAACGTTGAGGATAAGAACCAACTTCGTGTCGGTGACCGCAGGGACATACAAGATGAAGTCGGTACACTGCGTGAAATGGCTAGTATGGAAAAGCGATTGCTTGACAACCCGGAAGCGTTAGGTCAGGGTGTCTGGCCTCTAGGGTCACTGAATCGCGCGGTTGCTGAAAGAGCAGGTAAGTTCGCCTCAGACGACCAGATATTTGCCCAGAAATGGTGGTCAGACTGGGATAAAGTGTACAACCTGCCAGAGCGTAATAAAGCGTTCGGTGCTACACTGACCCCACATGAAGTCGCAGCTTGGGACGGAGCTAACATTGGTCCTAACATGGACCCACGTCAAATCGAAGCTGGGTTTAAAACTATCATGGGCATAATTCGTAACCGTACAGAGTTAATGTACCAAGGTTACACCGCTGATAACTACGACGTAGAAACGCTGTTTGACCCTGTGAAACCATACTTCATAGGCGACGGCGACGGCGACGGCGACGGCGACGGTATGCCTAATGGACCTGATGTCTTAAAGCCTCCTAGTGTAGACGGGTTCTATAGGGGTGCGGATGGTGAATGGTATGCCGAATAAAGTCACAGATCCAGGGTTACTAGATATACTTAACTCCGGGCTAGAACCTGAACGTATTAATGAGCGTGTTAGGCTCTACAATGAATACGCTGCTGAGTTAAAGACCCCAGAGTACTCCCCTGTTAGCGACAGCAACATGGAAAACTTCTTTGCCGGTCTTGGACAAGGTGGTGTAGACACCGTAAAGAACATCGGCAACATGGCTCAGTTAGACAAGCTAGGCGCAGATTGGTTCAGTGACGAAAGCATCAACAGGGCCAGAGAACGTGACGAAGCACTTCTAGATACTAAGGCTGGTCTGCTTGGCTCTGTGGCTGGCTCTACGGCTGTCCTAGCGCCTGTTGGTGGGGTAGCTGCGGGTGCTGCCAAAAGTGCTCTAAGGGGCTCAGGCGGCCTCTCTAAAGCTGTCCAAATGCTGGCTGGTAAGCCGGGGCGCAGGGCGCTCACAGAAGGTGCTGTAGGCGGAGCTATAATAGCTGGTCCAGAGAACCGTGGTGTCGGTGCGGTGGCTGGAGCTACAGGTTCAGGCTTACTGCGTGGCGGCGGTCAGTTGCTTAAGAAGTCCTTAACCGGACCTGTTAAGATGAGCGGAGCAGGTCACCGCATGGCGCGGGAAACTGGTGACTTTGTACCTATCGCTTATGGTGCTTCAGAGAAAGGGTTTTCAGGTGCGGTAAAGAACATATACCGCGACTTGCTGTCTAATATCTGGGGCGTCGGCGGTAATATGCGAGCTCAGCAAATAGGTCTACAGAATAAGTTCAACAAACGCTTAATGAGTCACGGCATTCCAGAGTGGGCGCGGCCTGACTTTGATTTTGATGTCGCGCCGCAAGCGGCGGCGGAGCAGCTTAATAAATTCTGGGGCAAAGGCGGAAAAGCGTACGAGTTTATTCGCGATAAAACAGTTAACGCGAGTAAAAATCGTATGGGTAAACTGTTCGGCACCCTAATTAAACAGGGTGACGATGAAGTGGCTGAGGATTTAGGACGCCTGTACGCTAAGTCCCGCAAGGGTAAAGGATACGTTGATGTAGAGGACTTACTTGAGTACAAACGCTTCTACTCAAGTAAGTCCAAAGATTTGTTCCTTAATTCTGGGAACGACCCTGATATATTGGCTAAGTCTAACCTGTATCAGCAAGCTGCCCAGAATATTGATGAGCTTATAGCTAAGACATTCCGGGACTCTAGCGATGACGCGTTCCAAAACATTTGGAAGAAGTATCAGGGCAACATAGACCCGTACAAAGGATACTTGGACATCATTGAGACTGTTGGTAGTATGTCTAAGAAGGCAGGCAAATTCATGCCTAGTGACGTAGCTGGTAAGTCAGCGGGTAGAGTGGGAACCAAGAAAGCCGCAGAGGGCGGAGGTTATCTGCAAAAGTACGCTAACGAAGCAGGTAAGGTTATAGACCGTCCGCCTGAGAAAGCCAACGTGTTCAAGACACTGGCTGCAATGGCGACTGCTGGCATCTTAGGTGCGGCAGCGAATCCGCTCATACCTGCGGCTGCGTTCGGCTTGGCTAGAGGTGCGGGTACGAAGGGCGCACAGAAGTTTTTAACTGGACAATACGGAGGGCAGAGGGCATTGTCCAAAGGACTCCGTAGGTACGCACCGATCACACGCGAAGTGGGTCGCGTAGGTAGACGAGCCGGAGTCCAAGCCGCTATGAAGGATGCACAATGAGTAGAGACACCAGTGGTAATTATTCACTCCCATTAGCTAACGTTATAACTGGGACAACTATTTCATCTACATGGGCGAACACGACGCTCACTGATTTAAAGACTGAGATGACAGATTCGATGTCACGTAGTGGTAAAGGTGGAATGTTAAGCAGCGCTCAGCTCAAGGCTGACGACGGCACAGTAAGCCTTCCAGGGATCGTGTTTGGAAATGAAACAGCTTCTGGGCTGTACAGGGCGGGAGCTTCAGATGTGAGGCTCGCTATAAATGGTGCGCCGAATTTGCGGTTCACCAGCACAAATATTCTGGAAGTTTACCGTTCAGCAGCTTGGTCCGTAGTGCCAGATATATCTTCAGGGTATACGTGGGCAGCTATTCAGACATTTTCAGCTGCGTGTACGTTCTCTCAGCCTATTGTGGGTTCTGTGACAGGATCTGCGGCTACTGTGACCGGAGCTTCTCAAACAGCTATAACGTCACTTGGAGCGTTAACCTATCTACAGGTAGATGACCTACAATTAAACGCGAGTGACATCACTAACCCAACAGGATCAGTCACGATAGACGGTGTGACCCACGACGCGGGGGCTATGACCAATGTTACTACACTCGCTGCTTCAGGGCTTATAACAGGGTCCAACGTTTTCGATAACGTATACGGAAGTATGTGCTCGACTACTCCGACTACTCCGGCCACTGGAGCGTGGGCTGATGTCACTTATCTAAATTCTGAACCCGGCGGTGTTCCTGTAGGGATTACACACAGTAATACGAATGGTACGTTCACAGCTCTTACTGCCGGGAAGTACCTTGTGTCTGCGAATGTCGGCTGCGCACACGTTACATCAGCCACAACGTACAGTTGTCAGATGCGAATAGCTGTCAACGGGGCTGTCGTTGACGGGTCCAGACAAGGAGTGTACACAATGGATTCTGACTACGCAGGACACTCTATGTCGTGTTCAGTAGTCGTGGACATATCTGTCAGTGATGTAATTTCTATACAGTTACTGAAAGCTACAGGGTCTAGTTGGACGTTCAATAGTCAAGGAACTGCACTCACAGTGCATCGCATCTCATGATACAGTACATTAAGAATTTACTTCTATGGTTAGACGCTGGAGTGGCTTCGTTAATAGGGCGGGACTTCCGTACAACGTTAACGTGGAACATGACAGTTCTAGCCAAATTTAGAAACCAATGCGTCGTGTGTAAGTGGTTCTACAGAGCATTCACAAGTCACTGCGAACGCTCTGTCAAGGACTGGGATGAAGAAGACGTAGACTATTGGATGGAGCACTACGACGTAGGGTTGTGGAAAATATGACGGAGAACAATAATGGACAAACACCAACAAATCGCACAGTGGTTACTCGCGCGCCTAGGAGCATTACCTATAACATTCAACGACGGAGGTCACGCCCCCGTCGTTGCTAAGTGGTTAGAGGATATTGCTGATGGGACGCTAGAAGTTACTGAATCAAGTGTTTCACTGTAGTCTTCTATTCAATATATAGTGGAGTGGAAAATAGTCTAGGAACAGCTTTTCTCTGTTCTTTGACATGGGATTCTAACACTCCCCTCATGTACCCGGTTATGGAGATGTGCTTCTTTGAAGCGAGCAGCTCTATATCGTGCATTACAGAGTCTGTAATCCTCACGCCTGTTGCTATCATAACCCCCTCACCCTTGTACAGCACCGGACGTCCACCTCGCGGTGACTTGCTATACTTGCTCATTGGTCCACGTAAGCCCCAGACGGACCACCCTCTTCATACTTAGCCTCAGCCTCGCTGATAACGTACTCAGCCTCAGCGACTTCAATGTACTTGTTTATGGCGTGACGAGCTTTGTACAGGTCTTCAAGCCTACCTTTGTCACGCCATCGTTCTACCCATTTAGTGATGATGTACTGGAAATTGTCGTACTTCAAACGGTACGCTCTATCCCAGTGCTCTTCCCCTCCCACCTTATAGTGGTCCCCGCCTACTTGTGTCTTGTTAGCTTTACTCATTATCTTCTCCCTGTTGCAGAATAAGTACCGGGTGCGAAGGTTTACGTCCCCCGGTGGACGGTGTAGGTAGGCTCGGTGATGAGATAACTTCACCTCGCCCCCGTAGACCCAGACCCCCGCTGCTATTAGTCTACGAGTATTAACATTCAATGTGACAATATACAGTGTCACAATGGCGCGTACAGTGCATATCTGTAAAACCGGCAACGCCTAACTACCCGTAATTGCTCTGTGGTGCGTCTTTAGTCACTAGGCTGATGTTCAATAGCCGTAGTCGTCATAACCAGAGCTTCCCGCGAGAGTGAATCAGCGATAGCCTTGCTAGACTTAACGATTTCACCACTCACCACTTCTATCACGCGGTAGCTGAGCTCTTCACTGAGCCTGAGTTCTGTGGAACCATATGCGCCGTCAATACGTACTCGTGTGACGTACTGGCCTTCGTCGGGTCCGTACGTTGAGCGTGTTATGTTGATACTGTTCACAATCATTACTTTTCTCCTTTACTACACAATAGCTCATTATACCACTTTGAAATAAAGACGCGTAGGGTATCCGCACGAACGTGTCGTAACGGGTTTTCATCCATGTAAGCCATCCCGTTTTCCAGCACAGAGCGGATGCCCCGGTTTCCCATTTGCATTTCTTCTAAGCACCAGAAAATTAGGTCCAAAGTATCTGCAAATTTAAGCATATGTTGTTCTTCTTCAGTAAGCTCTTTCCAGCACGTCCCGTAGTTTCTATGGAACTCCCGCTCCAAAGTATCCAAAGCTTCTTTGACTACTTCGTCTAACCGCTTAATCGGGGCTGGCATATCACCAGTATGGACCTCAGGTAGGTCGTGGTTTAGAGCTGCGGTTATCAGCCGGGTGCGCGGGTTGGGGTCTATGTGCAGGATTATCTGCGCTACGTTGAAGCTATGCTCCGCGATAGACTGCTTACGTATTGTCCTCCACGTGTGATATCTCGTCACTTCCCCCGCCATCCGTAGATACTCCAGGTTTTGTACGTCTATTGATCCATTCTTCACAAGCTAGTCTCCAGTCTGAGTTTTGAGGCATTCGGTTTAGTAGAGACACGTGCGGTAGTCCTTCCTTACGTGCGTGATATATCCTAGACATAGGGTACGCTATTTTGTCCATCCACCATGTTGTGAACTTCATACCTCCTTTGCATAGTAATTCAGCGTCGGCAACCAGCATATGATAAGTTTCGTCATTTGCGAGTAGCGGAACAGGCTTTACATCCGCCATGTAATAGTGGTCTAGGGGAACGCCCCTTGTTCTAATGTTATCGTAGTGCGGCACTAGATCAGGGTAGATATGAAGGTTGTTGGACATTACGTAGTACGTTCCAATTACGTACGAGGCAGCTGAAGCTACAAGTTCGTGGAGCATTGTCATGTGTACTATGTTCGCGCCCATAGACCCCCATATTAAATCATTGGACCTGTTGCACACAGTCATATCCAGCGACCCGTCGGGTTTTGGTCTAAAATAGATGTGAGTGTTGCATGGTCTATCCTTGCTGTCGTGTAGGGGACTGTCATAAGACGCGTCCCACATAGCCAGAACAGCTTGTCGTGTACTGCGGTCATTACGCAGTTGAGTTATGATCCTTTCTATTTGGTCATGGTTCCAATGTGTGCGCCAGCGGTATCCATACGCCCCTCTTAAGATCCCGTCTTGGGCGTATGTCTCCATGTTACTGTTGAAGTACGATATCCAGTTAGAGTCTCTACGACCTGCCATCATCCACACAAACTCCATAACGTGGAAGAACGGATTCGCGTCGCGTAGTGGATTGAACACTACGCGCTCCGTAGGGAATAGCAGCTTAAAGACCGCTGGTTCTGGGAGCGTTATCACCCTGCCGTTGCGACTAAGCTCCTCCGTCCCATAGATGTGCAGTTTCCACAGCCCTTCTACTAGAGCGTTGTCTGCGTTTGATGATATGACTGTATGCATAATTCTATTATACCCCAGGATATTTACGTTTACTGTGTCCGGTGCCGAAAAGGACGCGCATATACTTGTCGTACTCACATAGACAGTTCTGTATGTCTTGGCAGTGTATGACACCTACGTCGTTGAATACACCATCTAAGTGAAGGTGATCTTCTACCTCACATAGTCTAGGCATGAAATGACATTTCGCAACCTTCTCACCAAAGAACCAGCGCATCCCACGTAGACTTCCGGGGCCGGGAGCTGCCCATGTCCACCAGTCTTCAGCTGTCGCTAAAGGATGGCTGACCGTGTTCTTAAAGTCCGCTATAACCTGCGCCGCCATAAAGTCGCTAAACCCATGGAGCTGCTTTAGAGCCGCGTGGGCATCTCTTAAAGTGGTAGGTAGGTTACCCCACCGTGGGTAGTTATAGACATCTCTACAGGTGTCTACAAGCCATGTAATTTTGTCTATTTTCCTGCCGTGGGTTGTTACCACGTAAGCTCCACCCCAGACTTTAATCTTGTTGTCACGCGCTTGACAAAGCAGATACTCCATATGCGACCAGTTCTTCGCAACTACAGAAGACTTAATCATTTCAAGAGTTTTCGGCCAATTTATCAGCCGAGCGATGCACATTGAAGCTTCGTAGTCTGCCCTACTGTCAAAGTCTTTAGGGGTCCAGTTTTCACGTATCCACTTAGTGACACGGTCATCTTCACGACGTACATTACAGAAGAACGTCTGCCGGAACACCCAGTCATCAGTCCAAGGTTTGTCAACCCCATCTGCTCGCTGTTTACGTATGTCTTCACGTTCTCGTATCCAGTAACAGAATATATCTTTAGGATGCGTCAGTTGTGAGATATTCATTTACAAGACTCCTTATGTGATACATTGTAGCTTCGTACGGGTCATCATGAGGTATGTCCACCATAGGGTGCTTTCCAAGGTATTGTCTGAGTCGGCACTTGGCAACTCTATCATGATCCTTAATGACATTGCGAGCGTTAAACTCTTTAGTAACGCCCCGTTCTTTACGGCGAGCTTCTATACGGTGGATGCACACGGATAACGGAGTGTCTAAGAACCCTGTCATAGCTCTGCTTCCGTACTGTTCCATGGTCTTACCTACGCTGCCGAAGCTGTGTGAGATAAGCAGACCTTCAAAGAACAAGATACCGGGCTTCATCTCTTCCATCATCGTAAGTTTTATGAGCTCCGGTATCCTATAATAGGGCTGGATAGTGTCACACCCACCGTTCTGGTTCTTGTAAGACCCCAGTATCGTTATAGGGACATCGTATAATTCGCCTCTGTATGTGCGTATCTTACCATTGCTGTCCACCATATCTGGCTCAGCCCTAGAAGCTTCCAAAATTTTACGAGCCACCCAAGTCTTACCGCTACCGTTCGTACCCCTGAGGTTAAACGCTACAGGTTCCATTTCAATTCTCCAAGAAAAAGGGAGCCCCCTTTCGGAGGCTCCCTGAGGGGAGGGATTTATTATTGTTATGCAGCCGACTTAACGTCAGTCTTCTCTTTACCGGACAACTGGACGGGGTATTCTTTCCCATCAGCATGGACCAGCTTAATAAGACCTCGTCGTGACATAACACGAATTCCGTGACGGCTTCCACCCGCTTTCGCATAGTCAGCGTAGGTCTTGGATTTCTGAGCAATCTCCCAATCAGCCTGAACTTCCCGCTTAACATTAGGGGTTTCTTTCTGGCACAGGATCTTGGCTTCCGGCGTAATGCCGTAGTCCCATTTCCGTGGTCGCGGTGCTCCCTTGTCTTTAGGTTCCAGGTTCTTACCTGCTGGTTTTGTGGCTTGTCCGCCATCATGTTTGGCGGATCCCTTTGGTGCTGCCATGTTCTTTCTCCTTAGCATAGACAGATTTTAATGCACTTAGAAGGTTAGATTGAGTTCTATCCTTTCCCCTAAGCACTCCTAGCACTACTTCATCTATAGTATCTTTACAGACTAAATAGTGAATAACTACGTGTTCGTTAGGATTCCCCTGACGCCATACACGTTTTAATCCTTGGTCGTTTAGTTCTAAGTCCCATGTTGGACCGAAGAACGCTACGTGGTTACTTATTTCTTGTAGATTTAGACCATGCCCTGCACTTGCAGGATGAGCTAATAGTACAGGCAAATCGCCCATATTAAAAGACTGACAGAGTGAACCACTACGGTCAGCTGATACTCCGCCACCTATGTACGGTACTTCATACCCAAGGGCTTCACGTATCCGCGTAATGTCATGTTTCCATTGGTAAAAGACTAGTAGCGGCTTACCACTTAGCTCCTCAATTAGATCTTTAAGAGCTTCCAGCTTTGCATCGTGAGCCATAACTACATCACCGTCAGGTGTGTACACAGCTCCGTTAGTCAACTGGCGAAGTTTAGTGCTCGCGGCAGCGGCGTTGACCGCCGTGACCTCCTCACCTTTTATTACAGATATGAACGCTACTTCTAACTCACGGTAGTAACGCTTCGCCACTTCAGGCATTTCTACCTTGATTACGTTAATGTGGAGCGTTGGCATATCCAACCAGTCTTTAGCATCCATACGTAACAGCAGATGATGTACTTTATCTAAGATAGCTTCGTAGCTGCCAGTTCTAGGGGTCCAGTCATAACCTGAGTAGCTCTGGTCAAAGTATTTATTTCGGAAATGCGAAACGTAACGCCCCAACGCGACCCCGCAGTCTAGAATATATATCTGCCCGAAAATGTCCATTATTCCGTTGGGGATTGGACTGCCAGTTAATATATATCTTCTCTGAAACGATGCCAGCCATTTCTTTATTAGTTTGAACCGGGCTGTCGATGTTCGTTTGAATTTGGTTGATTCGTCTATCACAAGCATCTCGCAATGCGACAAGAAACGTGTATTCTCTTTTGTCAACAGCCATTTCAGTCCCTCCGGGTTGATTAAGTACACATCATGGGGTGTGCGCAGTATCTTGTCTTTGTGTTTGCCGTGAAGTAGCCCAAAGTCTATATTGTTGAAGTCAGACCACTTCTCAGCCTCCTGACGCCAGACGTAATAGCACACACGGAGCGGGGCCACGATCAGCATACTGTTGACAACACCTTTGTCCTGCAGCACTTTGAACGTAGACAGTATGATACTGGTTTTGCCCATGCCGGGGTCTAGAAATAGTCCAGCCGCGCCCCGCTCTATACAGAACTTAACAGCTTTGAACTGGTAAGTGTGCGGTGTCCATTTCTTTGCACGGGGTGTGCTTTCAAGAAACTGCGACATCTAAATACCCCTGTAGGATTTTGATTGCATCATGTTTGTTATCACAATTATATATGTGGAACCCTCTCGTTGCAAGTATCCGCTGCGAAGCAACTTGGGAGGCGCGAGGTTTTTTACCTGTAGCCTTGAACTCTATGAACACTAACTGTCCGTTAGGAAATACGAACACCCGGTCAGGGAAGCCTATCCATCCTGGGATAGTGGGCTTCCAAGCCCAGATATCATACTTCTTAGCCCAACGAACAACCGACCGCTCAATGGAACGTTCGCTTACCCGTTCTGACATGGTCCGCCTTTTGATTTTGAATAGCTGCACCAACGACAATGGCTGCCTGGACTTTCTGCGAATACGTCGTCCGCCAAGACGCGGTCCCATCTCTTCGCCCATATCTCTGTAAGCCTCTCTAAGTCCGCTTCGCGTGTGAAGTTCATACCTTGCTGAAATCCGTGATCTATATACAACATTCGCGTATCTATGACTTCTAGATCAGGGTTGTAGTGGAACCCTGTTAGAGCGTAGAGCTCCTGTTGATCTTGGTGCTCCGGGTACTCTTTACCAGATTTATGATCTACAATAAGACCGTAATTGTCCCGCACACCAAAGTAGTCGTACACCGCTCTCATGAATACTGTAGGGTCAAAGAAATCCACGACCTTCCAATACTTATCAAACGCGGCTCGCATTTCTGTTTCAAAGCTGTCACACTCTTGTGTTAGACCTAGCAACGCCGACCCTATCTTCTGCAACGCTGGTGGACACGGCTTGTCTGGGTCGTTAAGGTAATCTTCAGCTAACGTGTGTAGATGTGCTCCTCTAGACGTAGCGTAGTTACCACCGTCTGGAAGTTTGTCTATGTGCTTGTGCTTGGCTTGTCTAGGACACTTTTCCCAACCTTTGATGCGGCTGAAACTCAGTTGTGTTATTCGTGGTTTAGATATAAAGTTCATTTGTCGGCCTCCAGCCAGTTGCTTCCAGTGTACCCTGAGGATTTAAGTGTTACGTCGCACTTCACAGCTTCCATACACTCGCGCATAATTTTATGTTCAGCCGCTGCGTCAGCTTCGGGTACTGATGCGTTTAGTTCATCGTACACCTGAGCTCTTAGTAGCCCGGTATTCTTAGCTTGATCGTAGTATATCATAGCTTCTTTAGTGGCGTCTCCGGCGCTGCCTTGGATTAAGTGGTTCAATAGTTTGTAGGCGAAACTCCGGCCGTCAACTGACGTCTCAGCAAATATTATCCTACCGCCGAGTGTTCGCACTGGTAGACCAGCGTTGCCTCTATTCTTAACATCCAACATCAACTCCCTAACGTCCGGTAACGCGCCAAGATAATTGTCCTTAATCATCTTACCTTCGTAGTACGGGACACCTAGTTTCGCGGCTAAGTTCTTGACACCTGAACCATACAGCAAGCTGAATGCTGTGCGCTTGATGGGCTTACGGTCATACCTGTGAGCCGTCAACTCAAAGATTAAGTCCGCCGCCCACTGGTGAGGATCTAGGTTTGGGTCTTCCAAATACTGACGCATGAGACTGCCGTTTTCATAGTGCGCTAGTATTCGCACCTCTTGGCTGTCATAGTCACGTTTAATCCACTTATGCCCAATTTCAGGGAGTAAGTACTCACGCATGAACGGCAAGGGGGGAAGCCAGTCAGGTGTGGCAAACTCATATTCGTTAGGTACGTTAGTCAGGTTGGGTTTAGTGGAGCTTACACGTCCAGTGCGAGTACCGTAGCCATCGTCACCTCTAGTCTGATGCCACGTAGTGTGCAGCCTACCGTCGCCGTTGGTTGCGAAGCCAATCCATGGGCTGTAGAACGTGCTTAGAGTAGTTCTAAGCGCGCCCCGGTACTTTAGCAGTGCCAACATTTCAGGGTGGTCTACGGCACTCTCAAGGTTTTCCTTTGACGTACTATCCTTGCCCGTTGGTGTCTTAGGCCACTCACCTGAACATAGCCCAGCGTTCTGTATCGCCGGAACAAGCTGCGCAGGTTTACCAACTTCGATCTCTGTTCCCAGTATTTTGCAAATAGCATCATCTGCATCGTTGAACGCTTTCTGGTAAATTTCGTAATCCTGTTCCAGCTTTTCAATGTTGACACGCAGACCTTCACGTTCCACCTCCAGTAAGATAGGCATCAGCTTACGTTCTCGGTTGTACGCGTCCATCATTCCATTCTCTACGATGTACGGCACAAAGAAGTTGAATAACCCATGAGTACGATCTACGTCACCAATCGCGTATTCACCAACTAAGTCCCCGGGAGCTTCTGCTATGTGTGCGCCCCAAGGGTTCTTTTTCTTGTTGATGCCCGGTATATTCTGCTCTATCCATTCCTTGAGCCTGTCACGCTCTTCCGGAGGCCAATCTAGCAGGTCTTCAGCGAGGGGCTTTAAGGATATCTGCCTAGCGTGTGGATTGTACAGATAAGCAAGCAACTGAGTGCAGTGCCATCCGTTCCACTTGGGTATAGGTAGATCAAAGTGTACTTCCCCAACATCAAGGTCAAACTTACCGTTGTGGAATATAGGGTCCAAATCCCACAACTTTTCTATGACGTCGTACGCCTCCTGTTTCGTACTGTTGTTTTCACACGGATGTCCCCACCCGTAATACTGACTACCACCTTCTGGGAACCGCACCGCGACACCTACTGGTCGCGGTGGGTACTCAGGCCGATTATCTATTGCTTCTGTTTCAAAGTCAACAGTGGGGTGTAGAATATCCCCCACTAGTCTAACTTCTTAGCACGTTTCTTCTTAGCAGCTTTGGTTTCGGGAGCTTCCTCTTCCTCTTCACCCGCTGGTTCGTAAGGTTTGAGCAATGTAGGCTCTACAAGCTCTATCTTAGAACTGATAGCGGCTAACCTTTCAGCATCCACGCCACCTACTACTTCAAAGTTTACCTTGAATTGTGTCTTAGGATCAGGGGTGCAGCTTATACGAGTGACAACAGCGTACGATGGACGCTGGTACAACGCGCTCAGGGTGTCAAGGTACTTCTTCCAGTGCCGTACACTCGTGACAG